TCGGTATTACAGACCTAGTCACAGCATTAGTATGGGATATAGACCTAAAAGTTTCTGAAACAATCTATACATCATTCGTTGTAGTGACGCTTGGTGCATTTGGTATATCAGAAGCTGGACAAGCGTTCGGAAAAGGCAAATAGGATAAATAACTAAATGGCTGACAGAGTATTACCAAATCCTAATAGTTCAAATGAACAACTTATGGGTGAAGCCTTGCATACTGCCAAGGAACAACTCATCTATACAAAAAACATAGACAAAGCAACTGTTTATGAATCCCAAGCTCAGCAGGAAAAAGTTAAAAAGAATACTGAGGTCAATAAAAAACAGCAAGAGGAAATAAAACAACTTCAAGATGGAACAGCTTCTGGTGGTGGTATCAAACAAGCCAATATAAATTTAAGTAAACAAGGACCTATTTCACAAAATCTCGAAAAGACTAACGAAAACGCCGAAGACGAAAGAACCAGAAGAGAGAAGTGGAAAGAAAACTTCGAAAAAACAGTAGCAGCATTTAAAGAAGCAGCTAGTGTCGAAAATTTCGCACACATGACAGGCGCTGCCATCCAACACGCCGGAGGAAAAGCATATACTTTATTGACTCACGACACTAAAACAGGTCGTGACCAATTTATGAAAGGTATGGATAAATTAACTAATGGTCTTGGTGAATTTGGTCCTATTATCAATGGTATGAAAACCGCTTTCAATTCTGTTCGTGCTGCTGGAGATGTATTTGTAGGTTCTATTCGAGCAATTAAAGATGGTGCTGTCGGCGCTTGGAATTTTGGTAAAAATGTAGTTGGTTTAGCCCAAGGCAAAGGTTGGGGTGTTGCAAATAAAGAAAAAGATATGGCCGAGGCAGCTGGCGGTGCATTAGCATTAAATGATTATGAGGAGGCAGGCCCGCTTTCAGGTATTTCAGGTAATTTAGACCTGAGCAATCATTGGTTACTAGGAGAAGGTGCAGAAGAACCATATTGGATGAATATGAAATCGGCTGTTGCTGCTGGAATGTTAGAATTCCTCCAACAATCTCAACAAGGTTTTGCACAAGGTGATGCCCCTAAACAGATAAGTCATGACGCTATTAAAGCTTTAGAAGCAGGCGCCGAACCAGGTTCCTTCTATGTTCACGACACGCATGTTGAAGATAAACTAGACCATTTATTATCAGCATTGGGTGCAAAATCAAGAAGTAGAGCTGATAGAAAACAAAGAAGTAGAGATAAGATTCAAGAAGAAGGTAATAAAAGAGCAAAACAACTATTTAAGAGAGATAAAAAAGATAGAGCTGATAGAAAGAAAACAGCAGCTTCTAGTAAAAAGACAGCTGCAATGCGTTTTGGCAAATACATTCTTTTCTTTGGATTAATTCTTGCCGCTCTCGCAGCTTTAAAATGGGCTCTTGGTAATGTTGATTTTCCTGGCGTTATGAGTAGTTTAGGAAGAATTGCAGGAGAAGGTTTAAGTGCAGTCGGCCGTTGGGCAGGAAGAGGCATGGACGCTGTGGGTCGTGTTAGTCAAAGATTCTCTAATTGGCGTTCAGGTCAAGGTTTCAGAACAAACGCACAATTAACCCAAGCTGGTAGTTCTGTGGCACAAAGTTCTGGTGGATGGAGAAACACTAGAGCAGGCCAATTTGCGACAAAATGGGGCACAAGATTAGCAAGAGGTGCTCCAATTATTGCTTCTACTGCTGAAGGTGTTATGGATTGGCGAGATGCCTCCAAAAAAGAAGAAAAAATAGACCACGCATACAAGAATCAAATTCCTCTTGCAGGCCTTGATGGTGAAGGTTCGCCACCTAGACCTATGACCAAAGAGGAATATGATAACTATAAGAAAGAATTAAGGTCCGATAAAGCTGGTTCTGTTGGCAGAGCAGCTGGTGGTTGGGGCGGCGCCTGGTTAGGATTTAAAGCAGGTGCAGCTGTAGGAAGTTTTGGCGGACCTGTAGGAACAATTGTTGGTGGAATATTAGGTGCTATTGGTGGTGGTATATGGGGCGCTAGAAAAGGTGATGAAATAGCTACTGGTGTTGCTGATACTGTTCAAGGCGGAGTTGATAGACAAGCAGTTGACCATGGCCCATGGTGGAAATTTGGTTTTGGTTCAAATGAAGGTAATAGAGGAACTGCCGGTATTATTGCAGACCAAGTTGAGATACCTTCAACAGGTGTTAACCTTGAAAATTCTGAAATGGAAATTGCTGAAAATAGAGTAAACAACCAAGTTAGAGGTGCAGGTAATACAAATATAACAAACACAAATATGACACAGAACTCTGGTAATACAGAATCAATATTTACTGGTACAGTAGATATGAATGATGGAATGTTTTTCAGACCAAATTACAGACCACTAGGCGCTCAGTAATCAATCTAATTTATCGTAATACTTCCTTTTTCTAGGAATAACTTTTGTTTTATCTTTATGCACCTGAGTAGATGCGTGTGATGGTGTTTCTTTTCTAGACTTTATTTTAGGCCGAGGTTTACCAAAGATTTTCTCCCAAGCTTCTTCATACTTATTTGTGTTCTCAGGTCGTCTTCGACTTCCTTTGCCACCAATCCATTTACCCGACATAAAATTCTTCCAGTGAACTTCCTTCTAAATTTATTCTTTCAATATCAGACATATCTTGTTTTGCTTTTTTGCCATCGCCTTTAATGAACAATAAAAAGTTTTGATGTCTTCTAGTAATCTTTCTGTTGTTGTCCCATAACTTTTGTGCAACTAAAGCTTTAGTTCCTGTAGTTTGAATTAAAATAATATCATTATAAAAAACAAACCCAGCATCTTCAAAAGCCTTTATAGTATCTAATAAAAAGTTTTTATATCCACCTGTTTTTGGGTCTCTCAATTCTGTTATAACAAACCCAGCAAATCTGTTGTCTTTTAATTTACTATAACACTTATGAATTATTTTTCTATAGTTGTCCATAAATTTATCATAAGACATTCTAGATAAATCTCTATCATCATCTGTATAAACTTCTAAATCATGATAAGGTGGACATGAAAAAATAAAATCAACTGAATTATCATCAACATGATTATCTAGGTTTAAAGAATCGTCATGTATCCAATTAGGTTTATGTTCTTTATTTGATACAATATCAATTTGTTCTTTATTCGCTTCTATTTGTCTTTCTGATAAATCAATACCAATATACTTTCTATCTAGATAAGAACTTACTATACCTCTAACAGAACCACCACAAAATGGGTCTAATACTATTCCATCTTTTGGTGAAAACCATTGATACGCTAACTCACATAGAAAGGGGTCAAATATAGAAATGTTTGGCATTCTATAATCTTTATCACTCTCAATATTATCTTCTATCCATTCATCTGTATTAAAGGTCTTTATATCTTCTCTACCTATTTCAGATTCTATTCCCAAAGATAACCATTCCCTCTTTCTATCTTGCCAAAAACCTGTGTTCTGGTTCATAACAGAAAGTGGTGGATGTATATTTTTGGTGTATAAAGGTCCAGACTTTTCTCTGCTCATTTTATCTTCTTCTATATGAGTTGGATTCTTTTCTTTTAGCGTCTAGTTTTCTTTTGCGTTTGATAGCCTGATTCTTTTGGTTCTTTAAATCGTTTGGTTTTGTATAATACTTCCTATCTCTACACTCTTGAATTATACCCTTTCTATCACACGCCTTTTTAAATCTGCGTAGAAGTCTATCAAAAGGTTCAACATGTTTTGATTTCGGATGTATTTTTGGTTTTACACTTGTCATAATTAATCTTAAAAATGTATAGTCGCCCCAGCTTTTATAGCAACCCGCTCTATACCGACAACTCCGCTTTTAAGCAATTGTCTTACCCCTACTTCGATACCCCCATATCCACGGCCGAAGTTTGTAGTTGCAATCAAAGGACACATTATATAAACAACTACACCCTACAGAAGTTTAGCTGTCAGAAGCTAACTTCTTAAAGTAATCCATCGCATTATCTTCATCTGAATCACCGACCGATGTAGATTCCGCTGATGCGATTACAGGTTCTTCTGCTACTGTTTCAGTATTCACGCCAGACCATGGCACTTCTTCCATGTCTTCTGCAACTGATTCAGCAGTAGAGTTTGCAACTCCACCAGATAGTCCAAGAACTCTATCGAGTTTTGTTTTCAGTTCATCATAAGATTTAAACTGTTCTGGTGAGATTATATCCGTTAATGAATGAGTTGAATTATTTATAGTATTCAACTGATTTTCATCATCAAAAAGTGGTGCTACTGCATCAAATTCTGATTTGTCATAGTTCCAGTAACCATCAACTTTTCTGATTTTGATTTTGAAGTTTGCACCTTCTCCTCTTAAATCAAATGGATTGATAGCACTCTCATCTTCAAATGCAGGAGAGATTGCCTCTTTAAGCATTTCAAAGATTTTTTTACCATAACGATACATGAAAACTTTGCCTTCATTATCTGGATTTTTAGGGTCAGAAACAACATAGATGTTTGACACATAATGAAGTCTACGCTTCTGTTTACGAGCCTGTTCTCTATTTGCTTCGATGTTAGTGTTCCATAACTGAGTGTTATAATCACTAACAGGGTCTTTCTTACCAATGGTAGTCAAAGACTTTTCAATATACCATCCACCTGGACCTTGGAAACCATGGTCAAAGTAAGATACCCATGGCATCTCCTCATCTGTTGGTGTTGGTAAGAAACGAACTACTGCGTAACCGTTACCTGATTTATCAAGTTCTGGTTTCCAGTATTTATCGTCATCGTAGGTTTTTTTCTCCCCTTGAGCTGGAGAGGCAGACTCCATGGCCTGTCTAAGCTTATCTAAAGATGTTGACATTGTATTACTCCTTATATTCGTATTTGCATCGTATCGCATCTTATTATAATTCGGACTCAAAGCACGCTGTGCCAAGAATCCACTTATCATCGATATTAAATCGAGATACTATATCAGTATAACTTATAACATCGAATCCGTCAATGGGGTTTTTAAAATATAACTCCACATCTGGATACTCCTTATTTATGTGTTCCAACAACGCAATAAACTGTGCTTGTTGCGGTCTTCCCACACCTGAGTTCTCTTCTGTATAGACTGTATTGTATGTATAACAATCATCTGGTCCATATATGTTTTGTAAATCTCCGAACTGTAATGAATCATATCCTGCTAAACATATCTTTTTATGGCCATGATGAACAGCATATCCTAATGCATATATGCCAGCAAAAGTGTTCTTGAGCAATTCATTTGTATATATAACTATGTTGCTTACATGGGAATAGGAATATCCAATCATATAACTTCGTTGTCCTTCACCCCTATAATTCTCTCCTTGAACTACAAACCTGTCATCGTCTGGCAAACGATTCTCAACTACTTCTCCTGGTAATCCATGTTTCATCATATCCCACATGTCCATAGGTATCTCATTCCACTCGCCTACGCATACAGGATGTTTCTTATACCACTGGTCTGTTATCATCTCATTTTGAGGTGCAACATCTTGAACAAACAATAAGTCTGGTGTATGGTCACGATAGACCATATTCATTCCCCACCAGTTTTCAAGTGTATCTAAATCTAAATTCTTTCTTGATGGTCCGTTTCCTACTAGATAGAGCATAATTGTATTAGTTTCTGTTTGTAAGTATTCTTATCAAAAGATATGAAAGACTTATACTTATTAATCTTGTTTATTGTTTCTGGATAGATTAATGTTTCTGATATTAATTCATTCCACTTCTTACTGTATTCTGTTATCTCATCTAGAATACACATTGTTTCTAAAGATATTTTCTTTCCAAGAAATTGTTTCAGTAGATGTGGGTGTTGACCATTCTTAACTGTTAATACTTCTTGAATAGTTTTCTTCTCTAGTAATTTCATTACATCTTGTTCAAATTGATATGTGAGTTTTTGATTTCTTTTCTTCCAATCTAGATATACTTTTTTAGATTCGTTATCTAGTAAATCTCCTACCCACTTATCCTTTAAAGATAAGTTTGCAACATAAAAGTCTAATAGTTCATCTTTGTATAATCTAGAAAGTTTACCAAAGTGAAATCTATCATTTCTTTTCAAGAAGGATGGTAAGTCTGCTTTGACTTTACCGTTATACTTTATAAAATCATATGACTCGGAATTAAAATGTAATTTGATTCCAAGATACAATTGATAACTATCAAATCCTTCTCGACTTGACATTACTTATCTACTATTAAATTCTTTGATGGTAATTCTATTCCTGATAGATGTGTTCTATACGCCTCTGCAACTTGTTCGTTTGTCTTTGTTGTAAAAACATAACTTTGAATCTGCATTGAGGTTGGGTTCTTTTCTCCGGTTACTGCTACACCTTGTGCAAACCCCATTTGACCTTCTGGTCCTTGAACTATCATTCTTGGGTCTTCAAGACATATTATATCTCCAGATTCACTCGAAAAATCTTTCAAGTCTAACTTACCAATGTATTCACCACTTACCGTGATTACTGATATTATATCACCTTTTTTCATAATTTCTCCTACTTAGAAATAAAACTTTCTAGTGAACCACGACTTGCTTTTTCCCTATTGATAAGTTTAAGTTTCTCTGCTTCAGCAGTCAACTTCTCCTTTAAAGGAACTGAAAGTAATCGTTTTGCACCCTCTGGTTCTACTCCATTTGTTTCACATACTTTGAGTATTGCACTCATGATGTCCGTTCTATTACCTACAAGTAGTCGTTCTACTTGTTCCGTAAATTCTTTTCTACTAATCATTATTAAATTTTCCTTCCCTAAACCACAAATTGAAAGCATACTTCTCTCCTTCCCATACAGGTAAACCTGCATGTTGAGCCCATTCATCCCTTTCCATAGTTTCCGGATTTACATTATACCACACTACGATTGTTCCCATTCTAGGTTGAACATTGACTCCATAATGACAAAATCCTGTTTCGCCACCTTTGGGAACATTTCGTAAATATCCTAAAGCAGTCAACACTCGTTGACCACCTGTTTTCACATAGTCTTCATTATAGTCTTTATCGTTCTTATCAAAACTATCATGATGATATTCATATTGTTGGCCTTCGCCATAATGAACTATCTGAAATGGTTCTGCGTTTACTAAAGGTATGCGAACCATTCGTGAAATTCTATCTGCTACACCATGTATAATTGGTGAAGCGTCATGTTGCAACCAAGTATTTCTACCTGACCTGCCGTCATGTTTTTGTCCTTTACCATCTTTACTCACAACTGTGGCATCTTCTAAATTCTGCCAAGAATATTTAAGTATCTCTTCGCACTCTTCTTCATTTAAGAAGTCGTGAACAATTGATACTACATTATTATCATTGTGATAAATGTTTATCATATATTGTAAAGGTTTCTATATTGTTTTCTTAATTGAACTAATTCTTCTACATGTTCATCTGGACTAGATTGAAAGATTTGAAATGTATTTAATCCTTCTATGCCAACAATTGCAGTAATACTAGGCACAGGTTTGCCTGTTAGTTCTTCTACCATAACTGCATATGCTGTCATCTGAATAAACCACTGTTTCGCCATGTAGTCTTCTTTCATTTTAGATGATGATTTGAAATCTATTATGTTTAACTCATTATCAAATAGACCGACACAATCAACACGACCAGCCATCTGTAATTGATTAGAATATAATGGAGCTTCAAGAGCGATAGGTATGATTTCATCAAGAACAGGTTGAACAGCCTTGAACATTCCTTCTTGCAATACATTATCAAACTCAATGTATTCTTTCTCCTTTCTAAGATAGTCTTCAATATACTCGTGAAACTTGGTGCCTCTTGTCGTTGCTTGTTTGGTTATTTTGTTCGCCTCTTCTTCACCGACTCGTTCTCTCCATAACTTAATGTGTTCACGATTTAGTAAACCTGTCACTGTAGTGACACTAGGAAATCTAAATTCTTTTTCTTGACCTTCAGCAGTATAATATCTTCTGCCGTCTATTGTTATTGGTATTATATCTATCTCTTCTAGTTCATGAAGTTCTAAAACATCTGTTTTCACTTTTGTCATTTTTTATTCCTTGCCTGTATAGCGGCATGTTTCTTTACTATCTCTCTTGTCTTAATATCTTTACCGGACGCTTTGTGCAAATGAGAACCTTTATGATTCTCACCTATCTTTGATAAAACTTCTTTAAATCCTGCATCTGTTTTTACTCTGTCGCCATGACCACCTACGATATTAGGTGCAGATACTTGTTGTTTTAGATGTGGGTTGTTTTCTTTGAATTCATCTAAGTCTTTATAAGACATGAAGTGTTCTTCAAATTCACCTGTATCATTATTTAAGAATTCGTATGTCGGCATTAATTATTCTCTATCAGATTGTCTTCAACAATCTCTTTCACTTTCTCTTCTTTATACCATAGACCACTATACATAGATGTGGTGCCATCATTCCATTCTACAATATATCTTTTATATCCGAAAGGCCTTTCTGAAAAGATTCTTACATCTCCGTAATTTTTTACTAATACTCTCATAACATGAATTGTGGGACATCACGATTAGTCCAAACTGCAAAATCTCTCTTGTATTGCTTATAGTATTTATGATACGCATCAATACTGCTTTCTGACTTGACATCATCTGGCATTGCCTGTGGTGGTTCTCGCCAATCACCTAAATGTAAGTTTCTTGGAATCTCGTCAAGCATAACTCTTAATTTAGTATCGGTCATATGAACCTTACCATATCTAAATTTGTATTCATCGCACAATGCAACAAACATATCATACATGTATTGATACTGAACTGCTGATTCACGAACCCATACAGCACTAGGATGATTTACATGCGATGCCTTGTATAAGGTTTTTTCCATACATGGGTTTGGATGTTTCCACCTCTGAATTCTACGACCACCTAAACCCAAGTTTTGTTGGACATAAGGTTCGCCATCTAATACTCTATGTGCTGTTGATAGCATTTGAGCATACTCTATAATCATTTTGACTACATGTTTGTCACAATGTAGTCTTGCAGAAACTTCTGGTTTCTTGTGTAAATAAAATATATTCATAATTCAAAAATCTGTTCTAATGTCTTCTCTACATTTACCCATGAGAGATGACCAATAACATCTTGTGTTATAGGAGTATGGTAAGTGATTTCTCCTGATTTGTCAATAGAGTAATCGTAAACTGCAATCTCCCATAGACCAGATTTACCACCATAACTATAATCAGTTTTAATTACTGATGCACCATAGTTATTTGGAAACTTATAGAGATGTTGAACACCTCTATCATAATAATTAGTATTAGTTAAATACTCCCTAAATTTATGTTCTGTTGACATAAGATAACTCCGTTTCCCAATTCTTCTTATTTGTATCATAACAAGGACTATTCATTTGACAAACAATAAGTCTACCACCATCCATATCTAATCTGATACTATCGGTTTCAAACTTACCACCATTAGCGTCAAAGACTTCTGCCTTTATTTCACCACTCTTATCTTCACACGGAAGACTTTCTATTAGCTTTATCAGCTCTTCTTTTCTCATACTCTAAATTTCCTTCACGGTTCCATTCTGCTTTCATTTTTAAGAGTTTAATCTCTTTCTCAATATCTTTATTCATTTATAAAATATATGTTCATTAATAATTACAGTTTCATTTAATGAATCTGCCCAATATGGATTTACATATACAGAATGATAGTGTGTTGCACCCTCTGTAATGTCTCCATAAAAACCATCCATGACATCTCTCGCAACTATCAAAGATAACATCCATGTTTTAGTATCTAAAGGTTCATCTGACTTGCCATCGCAGAACCAACTGAACTGACATTTGTTTCTGATAGGCATTAGATTACCTTTCCAATTCTCTTGCCATTTTGCATCATACACAACACCACAAATATCACCTGGATAAGAATGATGTTCTAATCTGTTTACCACAACTTGTGCTACTGCAATTTTACCTGCGAGTGGTTGATTACCTGCCTCGAAGTATATGTTTTGTGCAAGGCAATATTCGTCACCGTTTGGGTCACTTGCCATTACTTTAGAAGGCAATAACAAAAGAACTCCTAAAAAGAATCCAAATGCCATGCCTGTAAGAAACGCTTTAAATCTATCGTCCATATTTTATCCCTCGAAAGTTTTTGTCCATTGAGTAAACACATGTTGTGCTTCATCTCGATTTAGGTCGTAGTTATCTCTCAACCAACGAGGAGCGCCAAACATGTTCATTGTTCCACTATCTCTTAAACTATTCAACTCATCGAAAAATAGTTCCATATCATCTATTAAATGTTCCATTTTACCATCCTGATGTCCAGTGTGCATATTCTTCTTTACAATTGAACTCACCACAAATACACTGGCCTGGTTGCAGTTCATTTTCTCCAGTATCAAACTCACTTGGATGTTTGACACCATATGTTTCTAAATTGTAAACTTCTTCTTCTGTAAGTTTACCACCACTAGCATCAGCTAAAATCTTGTGGTGTGCTTGTAATAATTCTCCACTCATAAAAAGAACTCCTGGTCTTTAGGGACCTCATGTAGTTTAGCAAACACTAAACTCTCATCTGTTTCTTTGAAAATATCTAACGCCAGACTAGCAGCCTCGTAGTCATCATATGACTTACCGCCGATATTCCATTCTGTTTCTGCATAATCATCATGCAGGTTTCTGGCATAATGCCAATCGTAAACAGTAAAGGTGCCATACTTTCTTTCACCCTCGCCGTCACTGACTTGATAATCAATACAGAAGTCTGTAGTGATTTTGTCACCGATGCCCTCATACCAAGGGTCACCGAACATATCTTTCAACTGACTAGTTGAAGCAAAAATAGAACCTCTCAATGAAGTTCCTGCACCACCCTCGGTGCATGGTATAAATTGTATTGTTTGCATACTTATTCTCCTATCTTAAATAATCTGGACCATAAATTCTCATACTGTTTGGGTCAATGTTATAACCATCGAACAGATTACCTCTTGCCTTGTTTAAAGCAGGAGTTTTCCAACCAGCAGCTTTGAGAACATCGCCCTCTTTGAAATTTGGATTTGATTTGTTAATAAAACCCCATACTGACCTATCGTTGCCATTTTCACAAGTTATTATCTTGATATATTTTTGACCAACTTTATAAGTGTGGGTTGTTGTTTCTCTAGAATGTTTCCATCTAGTGTGCATTGCATGAGTAAGTTTTTTACATAACTCATCACATAATTGTGATAGTTCTTGTTCTGTATTAACTTCGTTTACTAGTTCTGATAACTTCATATTGTCTCCTTTACCCATGTGGACTTGGCATGTCCATCCAATCATCGAACATTTGGTCCATTAAAACATCTCTTGCAAAATCTACGATGCAACCAGGACCTCTAAAGCCGGCAACTTTTTTTAGATTTGGAAGAGATAAAGCGTTCATAACAGCGACTTTGTCCATATCAGCAACATCTGATATGATATTGTCAGCAATTATATCATTAGAAAAATGACTCATATCTTGTCTCCTTTATTATTATCTTTATTTCTCATCATGTCCATCCTACTAAAAAGCGAGGCCCATTGTCAACCCTTTTGTTCAAGATATCCTATCAATGCTTTCTTTTCTAGTTCATTTAAACTACTAGTATCCTTGAATCTAGACCATGGTGTTCCTGTTGTGACCATCTTATTTCCTGCTGTCACAGCGGCGTTCCATAATGCATCATCTTTCGGATACAACTCGTTCTTTTCACATAATGTTATGATTTCTCTGCCCATAGACACTATCTTTGCGACAGCTGGGCTATCTCCATAATAAGAGAATTGCTTATATTTTTGCACTATTAATACTCCTTATATTAAACTAGACACTAGTTTAACAAAAAGTTAAAGTCATAGTAAAGTGGTTTTATACAATATTTTTTTGGATGTCGTCCAGTTCTTTTAGTTTCTTTGTAAGAATATCTAATCTGTTTGGCCAGTAGATATAATCTTTATCTGAATCTTTAGCAAGATTCTCTAAAAGAGGACGGATAAAGTTATCAAGTTTTTCAATAACTGCTTTTGCTGTTGTGGTTGTTTCTACAATCTTGGTATCTACAGACGCTAACTCATCGGCGTCCATAGCAGTAAAACCAAAATCATTATATTCGACTTCTGCCATTAGTCTTCCCTCGGTAAGTTGTCCCAACGATAGAACTGTTTAGTTAAGTGGCACCAATACCATCCACGATACTCCTGGTCTTTCTGTGGCATCTTGGATTCGTTGTATTTGTGTTTATCTATTGTAGTTGTAAACATAGTGTAATTATTTATATAACTTGCACACCAGGTGTCTAGGATATTCGTCAGAATCTAGGACCACAGTAGCGTTGTAATCTCCCCAGGCAAGTATATCTTCTCCTATAGTAAACCATTGTGCATCTTCATCATGGTTGAAGTCTGTTGATTTGGGATTCTGATTTATTTTTCTCCATCTCATTTCACACTGACCTACTAATTCGTAATCCATATAATCGGACATTGGTTCTAATGATAATATGAAATCGCTTAGATGTTCAGATTTATAAACTGAAATAAATCTGTATGGTTGATTTTCTAAGTATCTTGTTCCTAGAATTGTGGATAACTCTGGACTTAAATCTACACGAGTTTGATTGTCGTGTTGATATACAGTGACTTTAGAAGTAACCGCCGTCTTTGTTATTATCGGTATCGGCATCTCCATCCTCATCAGTTGTTGCAGAAACAAAGTCACCACTCTCTTGTAGATTAGTAATGTATGCTTCTACTTCTGCCATAAACTTCTCAACCATTTTTGCTTTGGTTAATGATGTAGGAATATCGAAGTCTAAAACACCTGCGTGTTCAGCGATTGCACTCTTTGTCATTTTCTTTAATTCAGATTCAGTAGGAATAGTAATCTCTTCATACTCCTCTTCTTCTGGATAATCTTCAATCATCTTAACACTTTGTCTAGACAATACAAATTCATCATTAGGTCCGCCATCTTCTGTAGGTGTTTCTAATACTTCATCTGTTTGTTCTGGTAATTGACTATTACTTATAACTGGTGCTGAATCAGCTTGTTGGGTTACTCGTTCTACTTCTGCATTGAATTCTTCTGTGCCCATTGCATCTTCTGGAACTTCTTCTCTCAACTTTAATTCAAGTTGTGTTTGTTTGTCCCATTCTCCAAAAGACTTTTTAGCTTCTTCAATTTTTGCTTGTGTTTCTGAGTTAGTCGCCAAATTAGGATTGATTGTGAATGTTTGTTCTGATTGTGGAACACTAGTAGCAACTTCTGTTGTTGGTGAACCATTGGCATCAAAACCTTCTTCTTCAGCTGAAATCATTTCATTTGCAGCTGCCATCTGTTCATCACTTACAGAAGGTTCATGAATTAAAGGTTCGTCCCAAGTTTCCATAGGGTCGGGTGCTGGATTCATTGCCCTTGCCATTTGAAATGCACGAGATGGTTGAGTAGTCACATTATCTTTCTCTACTTGAATCATGTTATCTACTTGTGTTTGTTCTTCAGCGGTAAGTTCGTCTGCAACTTGACCATCTGTAAGACCAACCACACCATCTTGATTTAAGTCCATTGAGATACCATGTGATGCGAGAACAGCTTCCATTTGTGCAAGTCTATCTTGTGTTGACTTTCTTAGAGTTCTTTCATCTGTAAGTTTCTCTTCAATTGCCTGCATCTTTGCTTGTTCAGCTGCAGCTTTCTCTGCCATTTCTGTTTCTGCAAGTTCACCAAGTCTGCGTTGTGCATGTTCTACTGCTGTTCTGTAATCAATACCTGCTTTGTTTATATCATCTCTTAATATAATAAGAGCATCTAAGTCAGCTGGTTTTATTTGACCACTAGCGAGTTGTTGACTTAACATCAACTCTATGACTTGTAATGAGTTAGGGGAAAGTTGTGCTTTGTATTCGGTTATTCTTTTACGAATTTTATCGGACTCTGAAAGTTCCGGTGGTGTCACATTTTGTTCTGCGAATGTTGGTTCTGCCATAATTTAATTACTCCATGGAGTCCGACTCATCTAGAAGTATGTATATCGAGAGTAATTAACATACTCTCCTAATCTATATCTATAGACTCTGCGGACAATAATATTTATCTAAAATTGCACATCAGGAAAGGCCTTTTGAGCGATTTCCTTTGTAATGTTTCTAAACGGCCAAACCTTATCTTTGACCATATCTATCATCTCTGCTTCTTTAGCAGGTATGCTTTCTAACAGTTCAATCCACATAGTTTCTCTACGAGTCTTAGGGACTTCTTCTGTCACAAAATATTTAAACTTCTTAAATTCAAACCTCAATGCACTTTCTGACAAGTCACTTGCAGGTGCATCATTTGGTTTATATGGTGTTTTACCATCTGGTAATTTAGAAGTTATTCTATCACTAAATGCCCACATCAATACTTTTTCAATAGCGCCATTAGTTTGAGCGAATGTCATAAGTCCATTAACGGCATTATCCTCATTCTCTTGTGCAACTAAATCTGCTTGGCAAAGTATCTCATAGACATCTGCATTTTTTGGAAGTCTTACTCTTTCTGTAATTAGTTCCATTTTTGGTTTATTTGGGGCGCCTTTAGGACGACCTCTTCCTCTTTTTTCTGTCATAACGAAAAATCTCCAATGTTATCCATTAATTGATTCAATCTTTGTGTGCGTAAATAATCAAAGACCTTACCTTTGACTGGTTCGACATTTGAATATTCACTAAGAATTGCATCTTCTATTCTATCTGGAATCATTTCAAAATCAATTAATGTTTGATTCCTTAAATAGTTCCTATAGTATTTATCGTCATTTTCAATACTAATCCTGAGATATTTTTCAAGAATTGGTTTGCGTAATGGCGTTTGTCTAATGCCGGCATCTAAACAATCATCGTTAGATAATATATTTGGTATACCATCAGACTTATCTCCTTTGAGTATATGTTCTTTTAAAAACATATCTGCATCTTCACAATTTATCATCTTATTAAGATTAGGAGACCACTGTTTCACATTATCATATTTGTGCAACTGTTGAAAGTCTTTATCACCAGAAACGACTAATATCTTTTCATCTCTAGATGCGTTCTTAACTAACACTGCAATTATATCATCTGCTTCACATTCTTCCACATACATATATTTGTAAGGGAAGTTTTCTTTAATCTCCATTTTAACTTCATGAAGAGTATCAAAAATTAATTTCCAATCTCTGTCATCTGCTTCTCTTGACTTCTTACGATTCGCTTTATATAAAGGAAAGAAACCTCTACGCCAAGGATTAGCTGCATCAGTGCAAAGAACTATCTGACCATAATCTGGTCCATATCTTTTCTGATAATTTCTGATTGAGTTAAGAATCATATGTCTAAGCATAGATTCGTTTATTTCTCCATCATTGCTTTTAAGTTGGGCCATAAGACCTGCAATAATAGTTTGTGTAAAATCAATTAAAATCATAATACTATGGTACTATAAAATGTTAAAAATGTATAGGTGGTTTTATTCACCAACTATACTTACATTACCTGCGACACTAACACGAACACAATTCTCTTCGTAATGTGCGTAAACAGTGTGTCTTAACCAAGAAGGAAATATTATAATATCTCCTCTGCTCGGAACAAATTGATATGTATTCCAATTCATCCAATTAGGTTCACCGTATTGTAATTCTATTAGGCCTGCGAGTTTTCTATTGTCAACCTCATGTTCTTGTGAGAGAGAACTAGAATGTGGTGCATCATATTCATTGTCTTGTAATTCTTCTAAACTATATTTCTGTAAATCGTTTCTGCAATAAATCACAAAAGAAAAATGACCAGTGTGTTGATGTGGTGGATTATATTCTCTTGCTTCTTGTATGTTAGACCACACTGCATCCAATCTCATAAGAGGTGTTCTTTCCATGCCACCACCCACATCTATATTACCTCTTGCGTGTTCATTGAATCTCATACAGTGTTTAACTATATGTTCTTCTAACTCTGGTGAGATAAGTGTTTCTAAACCTGTTTGTTTTTTTATTCTTCCTGCAAGAAGACCACTTGCATCAAATTCTATTTTACCACCATGTTCTTCAATTAGGTCATCTAGTTCTACAACATATTCTTCCGACACTGAATCAATGTAAACAGGTGGACCAAAAGGAAAGAAAACTGGATGTTCTCTTCTAAATATAGGGTCGTCTACTTCTGCCATTATTTTTTCTCCCATACAGTCCCCTCTCGCCAATCTAAATTGCCATGCAGTCCAATAAAATATTCTGCATCAACTACGACTAAAGGTTTCTTATGATTCTTTTTTATTACAACTAATGGTTCATGTTTGCCACAGTTTGCCTCTGATTGTTCGTAGGCTGACCATACATTAACCTTCTCTTGATTTTTACATTCGACTGAATAGGGAAAGAGTTCTCTTGATTGAACTCCCATGATAACATCTTCACCAGATGAACCCATAGGTCTGGATTCTAAATCGTCTGGATTAAGATGTAGATGTTCTACTAGTTTTGATACGACCCACTTCTGTAGGTTTCTTCCTTTAGCCTTTGCTGATGATGTCTTCATTAAATTGCACACTCACTCCACATCCACAGGATGTTTCTTCATTTGGATTTCTGAATTTAAAAAATTCATTGATACCCTCTTTAATATAATCTAATGTCATACCCTTTAGATAGGGTTGACTCATTTTATCTACGAGAAGATTAAATTTACCATAGTCTAAGACTTCATCTCCGTCTTTGATATTATCTTCTGCAAAAATATATTCATAACCTGCACACCCACCACCTGTAATGCCTAGTCTTACATTCGCTACATTTCTTTCTATTAGTTTTGAAATGGCAATATCGGTTACTTCTATCATACTATTATTTAGTATTACTTGTTAGATACTTTGACTTATCTCTTATACAATCGTAAGGGATTGCGAACTCTTGGTCTTCTGGAACATACAGATGATTAATCATAGAACGATTACATGTATCAATTGCATCAAATATATTCTCAACGATTGCCTCACCACCTAAATTAAATGATGTGTTGAATATAATCGGCACACCTGTTCTCTCGTAGAAACCTTTAATTAAATTGTAATAGTTTTTATTCTGTTCTTCTGTCACTGTCTGAATTCGACATGTGTTGTCTGCATGAACTAATGCAGGTATATCTTTATGTGCTTTTGGTTTACACTGTATCGCAAAAGACATCCAAGGTGATTCTGGTAATTGTAGCATTTCAAAATAATCATTTGCGTGTTCAGCCATAATAGTGCAAGCGAAAGGTCTATAAGACTCTCTCTTCTTCACTGTATTAACAATTGATTTGGCTGCTGGGTTTCTTGGGTCAAATAATATAGAACGATTCCCTAATGCTCTTGGACCCCATTCGGAATTATTTTGAAAGATAGCACAGATTTGTTTGTTGTCGATTATCTCGTCTAAGACTTTATCTAGTTCTCTATGTATCTGAGTCAATAACATTTAAGTCCCTCCAGTAATCTACGGCAGCCCCTACAGCAGTTCCACCATCATGTGGTATTGGGTCAACAAAGAACTGATGTTCTGGAAAGGCTTGTAGATATTTGTAATTGTTGGTGCAGTTCAATGAATAACCTCCAGAGAGAACAATGTTCTTACAATCTGGAACTAAATCTATTGCTTTCTGTATAACTGTTTTTGCGTGTTCTAATGAATCGTGTTCAAGAAAATTAGCTGCTGTATGTTTTGACCAAACATTCTTAACAGGTTTTCCGTATGATGCCATGCCCATAACTTTACCTGCAGCTCTGCCTTGGTCATCACACCCTAGTGCATAGGACATATTACTAAAGTTCATACCCATACTAGGCATACATGTAAAGACTGATTCAACACCATCAATGATATGTGTTTCGTCTTCATAACAAACACATGAGTCCTCTCCCCAATTCTCAAAGTGTCGCATTGATATATCATTCACGAAACGATGATTAGAATATCTTTTGTATAATGGTTTAACTTCGTTGTTCTTATAATGATAGATACATTCTATTTCTTGATAGTTAGGCCATTCTTTAAAGTGAGTTTGAAAACCTCCACCGTCCCATGTAATGACTATACACTCATCGTAAGGAGATAAGTAAGAACCACAGACTGCGTGGAAGTAATGATGTTCTTGTTTGAAATCATATTGTTCAACATCTACTTGTTGTGCAAGGGCTTCGTTAATTAAATCGTCTTCACCTTTCCATTTAGATGTTGCAAGTGAGTCGTGTTTTTTAAAGTCTGTAATCTCATTTGGATACTTCTCTTTGATTTCGTCAAGTCTTTCCATACTTAATTGTTGTGCTGAGAACTCACCAATCAGTTTCTCCTGCAAGATTCTATCTCGGTAGACTCGTTTATTGAGTTCAACACGCAACTCTCTCCTATCGAAACTGGCGAGAGCTAAATGGGTAGGTCTGTGGAGTTGTTTGTGGTCAATGCATAACAAACCGAATCCATCTTCGTAAGGTTGTCCATCAACTGGACTCCAGTATTTGCTTCTGCGACTGCGTTCTTCTTCGAACACATCTGTTAATACACCGTCTTCAAGAACTGCGACTGATGTATCGTGGGAAGTATTAATGCCGAGAATAATCTCTTTGTCTTTCATAATATAATTGCTTGAAACTACTGCATGTATTCTTTATTCAGTTGTTCAGGTGTGACTAACTTTCTATCAAGCATATCAAACACCATTTCTTTTCTTCCAAGTTCTTTACCTGCATACTCACCCCATAGGTAAGACACGGTAGACATTACTACAATAAAGACTAAATGAGTTAATATTAAATCCATACCCATATTTAGTCAATCCGATGAAAAGGATTCCTCATTCGGTAGGACTTTAATTCACTCAGTCTGGTAGTCCAAAGATAATGAATAGTGATTGCAACACCAAACCATCCCATTATTGCGATAATATATTTAATCGCCCACAATAAAACTGTATAGGGCAATAATAAAAATTCTATCATTTATTTCTCCAATAAAATTAAATCTGGCAGGGAGGGATTGCACACATCAATCGTATAAATGCTTGTGGATTTTGTGATATTTAATCCCTTTACCCCTTGCCCGAGCTTGTCGCCCCTATTATTTTTAATTCGTGATTCCAGTATATACTATTCGGTCGCTGATTGTCTAGGTAGTTTTTCTCTTTTTATATCCAGAAGACGCTTCTATTTCTGCAATTCTAGCGTCATGTCTTTTCTTCTGTTTATTTCTCATGCGTTTCATACTTGTCGCTGCTGTCCAAGCTGCCTCATTGTCGGCAATATATTTGTCACACCCTTGTTGTAGACCTTCGATGAATTTAATATATCTTTTCTTTTGTGGTTTAGTCATGAATGAATAGCCTTCAATATAGTCTGGGTCATCGGAACAAACTTCTGCTAAAAGACCATCCCATTCACCACGCATCATCACAACCAACTTCTTTTTAAAGTCTAATTGTTTCAGATACTTCTCAATCTTGAAGTTAGATTTATATCCATTGTCCATAAACATGTCCAATTGATACTCAACTTCACCCAAGGCATCATTAACCTTGTTTCGCATTGCTAATTGTATTTTATTCATTATGAACATTATATATTAAACTAAAGATTTCAAGATACCTGTGAGTAATATCATACCACCGACACTATTAAGGAGTATAAGCGCCCTATCCTTCCATAAAATAGACACTATTAACCATCCAATGACACCTATAAACGAGAACCACAAGTCA